AAGATGTTTCCGGGATCGGTAAAGTACATGATTATCAAAGACTTACCCATGAATGGAAACAATACCAAAAGCTTTTTACTAAAGATGATATTGTTAATATGTGGGAAATAGAACGTACTGAAGCAAGAAGATGGGTTGAAGCAACACAAGGGCCCGCTGGCGGTGTTGAAAGAGTGGTACATAATTTTGTATTACGAGGATTTTATCGAATTAATGACGTGCAGGAAAGCGATAAGACGTTCCAAAATCTTGTAGAAAGAGTATGCCATGCATTCAGAACGAAACCTAAACTTACAGTTGCAGGAGTAGAATATGCGGAATTGGTATATGAGACTGTAACAGTACCGATTATAGCGACAATATATAAAGATATGTTAGGGGCTGTCCTTTGTCATATCGCGGAGATTAATGTTTCAGTGCAAGAAAAAGTAACATTTACAGCATAAAAGAATAAGGAGGGTATAATGTTAACTAGATTAACACAAGTTTTAGTAAAAGCAGAAACCACTAATGGAACATGGAACGCTCCAGAGAATACTGGTGGTATTTTAGCGTATGAAGTTGTAGCCACTCCTGCGTTTGAAATGTTCAAACGCGATCCTATGCATTCTGATTTATCTCGTTATCAATCACTTACAGGTAAACAGACAGCTTCTATTACATTTAAAACAGAAGTTCGTGGTGATGGCGCGTCTGTTGATCCGCCGGATAATATTCAAGTTCTTTTACTCGCGTGTAAAATGGCTGTATCCGGAAGCACTATCATACCGAAATCTACATCTGATACGACTATTTCTATTCAGGTAGAAGAAGATGGTATTCATAAACAGTTTAAAGGATGTGGCGGTAATGTTAGGCTGACCGGGACAGCCGGTGAACCTATGTTTTTTGAATTTACATTCATGGGTACAATCCACGATATTGCAGCAGGGACTTTAACAACGCTTTCAGGTATACCCACAACTGTTCCGCCCATACTTATCAGCGCTTCATTTTCAACTAATGTCGGAAGTTCACAGAGTCATCTGATAAATACTATTGAATTTGATCTGCAGAATGAAGTTGTAATGTCGCCGGATATCAATACATCTACAGGTGTTAAAGCCGCAAAGATCGTTGGGCGTGAACCAGTAGGTAGTTTTGATCCTGAATACAATACAACTTATGATTGGTTAGACGCTATCATATCGAATACGCAAGGCACGTTATCTCTGACTTTAGGTAGCTCTCAATATAATAACATAAGAATAACTTGTCCTCAAATCAGATTCCTGGCTATGGACCCGATGGATCGTGACGGTATTCGCGCGTTAACAGTACCTTTTGAAATGAATCGTTCAAGCGGGAATGATGAAATTGTGCTTGATTGGTCAGATCTATTGACGGTTAATACTTATGATTCAATTACTATCGCAACAGAAGATACTGTAGGAACGCCAGCACCGTAGGAGTATAATGCAGGTAACGACAACTATTTCATATAAGATAAAATGGCCGGTAGATTTACTTCCTAAAGGAGTAAATTTTGCTAGAGGTACTCCGGAAGTAGGAGATCGTGTACTTAAACGTGTAGGTGCTAAGATCGTTAGTGGTCTTAAAAAAAGTATTATGGAATCTCGTGGAATTAGAGGTGGAAAACTTTTAGAATTAAAAGAAAAAACATGGAAAAAAAAAGAAAGACAAGGATATAAATATCCTAAATTACCATTATATGGTACAGGAATACTTTATAATGCTATAAAATATTATAAAACTGGTGATGGTTTAGCTAAAGTTTCAATAGTAAAACGCGGTAAACCAAATAGGCGTGAAGTTGCTAAATGGCAGCAAACCGGGGAATATACTACTCCGCCACGTCCTCGTGTATTTTTTGGAATTAATCCAACTATGCGAAAAGATATAAATGATCTTATAGCTCGAGAATTTAAAGCAATGATGCGCCGTTCAAAAGTAATTCAGCAGGGCATTGCCCGTGCGAGTAAAGCTGCTGCTGCATTAGATTGAATGTGCTAACAAGGAGGTAAGTAATGATTAGACCTATCAATGTAGGCGAAACCGTAGAGTATGTACTGAAAGATGATAAAACAAATCCTACCACATGGACACTCGGAATACTTGATTCAATAATAAAAACTAGGTTAACAGATTTAGGCATGGTTTATAAATATAATCCGGAGGCACCGAAGGATTCTTGCGCTGAATCGCATATGAATATTGCCGAACAGGATTTCGAGTTCGTGAAATTCGGGCTCAAAGGATTTAAGAATTTTAAGGATGCTAAAGGATCAGAAATAGTATGTAAGACAGAAAAAAAGACTGTTGGTAATACTGAATATGATGTTGTTAGCGATGAGACTCTTAAAGTTATACCTCGTGCAGCAATAACAGAACTCGCGGTAAAAATAGCGGAAGAGAATCTTCTCGCTGAAGAAGAAGAAAAAAACTAATAATGGCAGTTTGGCTACCTCGATTTCGGTTAGACTGCCGTAAATGTACATTATTGCAGAAACGATCTCGGGGTTGTGAAGCTGAAGCTGAGCAACCCTTTTTAATGGAGATCAATGGAGAGCAAGAAGAATTAAAAAATTGTCCGATAAGATTAGTTGCTCCGGTAACTATTCGGATAATGCAGCTTTATAAGTTTTATAAACAAGGCTTCTTGCCTAATACAGGAGGAATCCTGCAGCAATCATCTGTGCTTCTGACAGCTTTTGATGTTATAGAAAATGAAGTCGAGAGGATAAAGGAGAAAGAAGATGCCGGGTCCCACAAATAGTAATTTTGAAATAAACATGACATTCCGCGATAAGGCAACCGGAAGATTTGTTAAAGCTACTAAGACGCAAATTGCTGCGGCTACTAGATCATCGCAGAAACAAGTTGCGGCCAGTAAAAAAATACAGCACCAACATAAAAAACAGACCGATGAATATGTTAAAGGTGCCGGGAAAATGCGCGGTCATACAACTGGACTTACAAACGCTATAGGTAAACTCCGTAATACTCTACTTCTAGCCGCATTTGCATATCAAGGAATAAATAGACTTATCGTACCTGCGATAAAATTAGCTAAAGCACAAGAATTTGCTGAACGTAAACTTGAAGCTGCTCTTGTAAATTCCGGCCGAGCATCCAAAGAACAAGTCAAAAATTTAAAAGCGCTTGCAGACGCACAGCAGGCTCATACCATTTTTTCAAACGAAGAGATCATTAATGCACAAGCTCAAATGGCTACATTTAAGCTTAACGCACTTCAGATAGAATCAATGACACCTCTACTTTTAGACATGTCAACCGCAGTACAGAAACTTTCCGGGACAGAAATCGATTTACAAGCAGTTGCGATAGCGTTTAGTAAAGGTATGACAGGACAAACAGGTGCATTAAGTCGCTACGGTGTAGTATTAAGTGAAACTGCTAAAAAATCAAAAGACTTCAATGTTATTCTTAAAGAAATTAAAGAACAATATGAAGGAATCGCTGAAGCTGTAGGCCGAACTACGTTTGAAGGATCTATAAAGATGACCGCTAATGCTTTCGGGGACCTTCAAAAACAATGGGGTGCAGTAGTGGTACAATCAACACCGCTTATAGCCGCGCTTGAACTTATTCGCCAGGGATTAGTTGCGAATACGAATAGTATAAAAAAATTACGAGAGGAAAGTGAAAACTTTATAAGTACATGGATGAATATAGCGTCAGTCGTAATAGGGTTAGCCGGAGCATTTCGTACTTTTTTCAGAGGGCTTAGAATTGGAACACATCTAGCGTATCTTGGAGTATCAATACTTGACGAAGCATTTCTGAGACTTTTAGCAAAGATACCAAAATATCGTAAACAGTCGTTAGAAATGATAGAAGCTTTAAAACAATATAGACAAGAAGCCTCTGCTCAAATGGAAAAAGATTCTGAAATAACTATAAGCATTATGGATGAAATGATGAATCAATACGAATCTCTACAGAATAAAATGATTGAACTCGAAGATGTTGAAAACTCAGTTTTTGATGGCTTGAAAATTGGCTTAACTAAATTACAATTAGAATGGACAGCAAATATGGATCGAATGAAATTATCCATGGAAAATGCAGTAGAATCCATGAAAAAATCTGCT